ATGGTATGATTGATCAGGAGATGATGCGACAGGCTACTCTTTACTCCTACTATTATGGTCTTATGTCGGTAGCTAAGAGGCAGATGAACAATGAGAGCACGGCCCTAACGCAATTCGCATCCCAGCTTCGCAAGGAAGCAAAGAATCATACTCCTAAAAAATTAACAGCCAAAGATCTAGATGATTTAGTTTTCGGTGACGAAGACTATCGGATGAAAGACATCAAACTGAATGACGCTACATTTAAGTATGAATTACTCAAGGGGTTAGTGCGATCCCTGGAGCAAAAGAAAGACATGTTGCAACAAGTTTCTGCAAATAAACGAGAAGAGATTAAATTATATAAGTAGTAGTACTATTATACACTAACACTAAACTAACAGGAGACTGAAATGATTGACCTAGAAGCACTACGCAAAAAACACGAACAACTACAGAACCCCGCTTCCGCTAACCAGAACTCGGACTTTCTCAAGAAGTTCTATCAAATTCCTGAAGGCACTAATGCCATTCGCATCCTCCCTTGGAAGGATGAAGAGAGGGAATTCTATGCGGAGACTAAGATCCATAGGGTTCCTCAACCCGATGGCAACAACAGGAATGTTCACTGTCGCAAGATCCACGGGGAGGCGTGTCCTCTCTGTGATATGTACTATGCTCTGTGGAAGACTGGTAGGAGTGAGGATGAAGATCTTGCCCGCAAGATTAAGCCCCGCGCTCGCTACTACATGAACATTTTGGATAGAGAGAGTGGAGATGTTAAGATTCTCTCTATCGGAGTGATCCTCTTTAAAAAGATTATCGGAGCAATGCTTGACCCTGATTTCGGAGACATTACTGATCCCGAAAGTGGTCATGATTTCAAGATCGTAAAAGAAATGGAAGGCCAGTGGCCTAAGTACGATCAATCACAACCTCGTCCTAAGTCCTCTGAGTTGGGGACTAAGCAAGAAGCGGCGGCTATCATGGAAACTCTCCATGAGATCCACGGTCTTGTGAAACTGGAAGAGTACGAGGATGTAAAAAAAGCTGCTGACTCACTGCGCGGTGAGACAGTACAAGGTAGTTCTACTTCGGCCCCTAGCAAGGATGTGCCTGATAACGAATACCTCACAAAGCTACAAAGTTAGTTAGTACTATGAGAAAATTTATTGTTGCTTGTTCGTTAGTAATCGGCTTGACCTCTTGCCAAATGCTTGGGGACCTCTTCGGGGAGGATACAGTCTTTACTACGGCAGATCAAGTTCAGGAAGGAGCAGACGCTGCGGTTATCCCCTTTGATCAACTGCCAGAATCTGTTAAGGCTAAGATCCCTGAGGGGACTTCGGTTGTAATGACCTCTAAAGATGCCCTAAAGGCGGGCGCATCATACCTCCCTGCTGGAGGGGAGATGGATGAGGGAGCGATCCAGGGAATTGTTGATACCGTTTTTGGTATTGGTAAGACATTAGTTCCTAGTCTTGCCGCTTGGGAGGGTGTTGTTACTCTTCTGAGTAAGCGTAAAAGGAAGCATTATGTTAAAGCTGCCAAGTCCCTACTGCCTATGGATAAGAATGTAGACTTGGGTGGAACCCTTAAGAGTGTTGGCGCGGCCCTGGGCCTAGCTCACTCTTCGGAGACCACTAAGGCTACGTTCGAAGAAGAAGAAGAAGGAGAATGGGAAGACGCATGAAATTAGATAAAAAATTGGAAGGGCATCTAGCTACACTTCTGGAAGGATACGAGGCTAATTTAGAGCAGGTTACACAATTTATTGAACAATGTACCCGACAACTTGAAGGAGCCCAGGAAAATCAGAAGGACACGGAAGCGAAGATTGCGGACTTGAAAGATACGTTAGGGTTGGAAGACGAAGTAGAAGAAGAAACTATGGAAGCTTCTGAGTAATTAACAGGAAACTACTATAATAAGGAAACATCACTAGCGGGTGTTTCCTTATTTTTTATACTTATGAGTGAAAAACTAAAAATATTGGCGTGCCCTGCTAACGAGGGTGGCTGTGCTTACTACCGTGTCATTGCTCCGTACAAGAAACTAGAAGAGTTGTATGGGGACGAGGTAGAAGTAAGGTGGAATAAAAATCCTTTAGGCATGGATGAAAAGACAGGAGCTTGGACCCCTGATTTTGATTTTGCTGACATGAAGTGGGCAGACGTAATCGTTTTAAATAACTTGAGCAATTTTGGGGGAAACTATACGGCAAGGATGGTAGGGAAGGGTAAAGAATTCGGGAAATTTGTTCATTATGATACAGATGATCTACTTACCAATTTATATGAAGGGCATCGTTTGTATGGTGTTTATCAAGATAAGGGGCTGAGTGAGATTACAAAATTTATATATAAGCATTCAGATTTAGTAACAGTTACTCAAAGAAAGTTTGCTGATAGGGTGGCATCATACTGCGATCACACTCTTGCAATTCTTAAGAATAGTATTGATTATAATCTACCTTGTTGGAACATGCCCAGGATGATACACCCTAGAAAGAAGATGTGCAGATTTGGGTGGGCTGGTGGTATTCATCATGAGCAAGATGTAAAATACTTCGCAGGAGTTCCTCATTTTGTTAATCAGCGTTTGGGAAGAGAAAACTGTAGATGGGATTTCTACGGACATCCCCCTCCCGAGACTCCTGCGGACGATTGGCAATGGGATGTATGGAAGAGTTATAGAAATATATTATTGAAGGGATTTAAGGGTGGCAAAAATTGGGATATTCATTACGCCCTTGGCCCAGACAGGTACGGGGCATTCTTTACTAACATGGATGCGGCACTGGCTCCTCTTGAACCTAATGAGTTTAATGATTCCAAGTCTGAGATTAAAGTAGCTGAATGTGGAAGATATAAGGTTCCTTTAATAGCTTCGGATGTGGGATCTTACGACGAGTGGATTATTAACGGAGTTACAGGGTATCTTATTGATCCTGCTAAAGGAAAAACCGAGTGGATCAAAGTTTTAACTAAGGTAGGAAAAGATAAAAAGCACAGGGAGGAAATGGGCGAAAATTTATATAAAATAACTGAGGAAAATTTTGATATGAATAAGGTGGTAGGGCAAAGATTAGATCTCTATAAAGAATTGATGGGTAAGGGGAATAATGCCTATAAAGTTAGTAAGTAGTTGGACTCGCCCAGGGGGTGGAACTGTTGCTCACATAAATCTAACTAATTTGTTAAATGAGAATGGGTATGATTGTACATTTTATGGCCCCCATAAGTGGCATTTAGATAAGTGTAAAGCAGCCCCAATTAGGGAGTGTCTCCTGGGTCCTGAGGATATTTTGATCAGCCACTTTATCCAGGTCCCTGCGGAGGTCCGAGTTAAGAAACATATTTTGTATTGCCATGAGAAAGATATTTTTCCCCTCAAAGAGGTTTCTCTACCGCAGTACGATTTAATAGTATTCGTAAGTAATTCTCAAAAGGCTTGGCAAGGAGTAAATCATCCTTCTGTCATTATTCCTCCTATGGTTAGGAAGGTAAAGTGGACAAATCCTGAAAATGGGGTTGCTGGAATAGTTGGGAGTATTGATAGAAACAAGCAGACTCATGAATCTATCCATAGGGCTGTTAAAGATGGTTTTTTTAATATTAAGCTTTTTGGAGAAACTACTGATACAATATATTTTGAGGAACAAGTACGTCCTGCTATGGGTGTTCAGGCTGAGGTTACATTAGAAGGTCATGAGGACGATCCTGAGGCTATGTACGGACAGATCAGCAAGGTATACCACTCGTCCCTTAGTGAGACTTACGGGCTAGTAGAGGCAGAGTGTAAGCTCTCTGGGATCCCTTTTAATGGGCCTAGTAATAATCAAGAGATTTTGGAGAAGGATGAGATTTTAGAACGATGGGTACAACTTATAGATGAAGATCCTTCTAGTTCTTAATAAAACTCTGGGGAGGGAAGGGAAGCAAGAATTAGATACAGGGTTATATTACGTATATGAACCTCTTGTAGCTTTAGGACATGAAGTATATTTTTATGATACGGTAGCTCCTAGAGAGTCAAACTTTAATTTAGTATCTTCTGGATTTAAACCAGATTTGGTTTTTTGCTGTATGACGGGAAACCCCTATATAACTCCCTTCGAACCTTGGGAAAATTTATTAAGGTTAACTAGACAGGAGGGAGTAACAACATTTAATTGGTTCTGTGATGATACATGGAGATTTGATGATTTCTCTAGTAAGGCATGTTGGTATTTTGATTATTGCTCTACCCCTGAGCCTACGCATATAAGTAAGTATAGGAATATTGGTTATAATAATGTTGTGGTGGGAAATTGGCATGTAAACGGTGATTACTATCCTCCTACTGAAAAGGATATTGATCTATCTTTTGTAGGTGGCATGACTCCCAGCAGGCAGGAGTTTTTTGCAAAATCAAAGATCCCAATCACAAGAGCAGGGGGCTTGGATATTGAGCAGTTATTTAATTTTTATTGTAGATCTAAAATAGGCATCAATTTGAGTGTAAATGCTAATGACCCCGAGAAGAAGACTCAAATGAAACTAAGAGTTTTTGAGTTAGCTGCGGCTAATTGTACGGTATTAACCGAGTACCACCCAGGGATTGAAGAATTTTTTGACATAGAGAAAGAGATTGTTGTATTCAAGGGAGTTGAGGAGTTTGAAAAGAAGGTGGCTTACCTACAAGCTAACCCAGAGACAGCTAAGAAGATAGCGGCAAAAGGACATAGTAGATTTTTGAAAGATCACGAATCTAAGATTCGATTAAAGAAGCTCCTGGAGAGTATTACTAGTGAAGCGTAAAGTTTATATTAAATTTCATGCAGGGGGAGCCGGAAAGTGGATTTATGAGGGTTATTTTAGAGCATGGGAAAGTCTGGGTTATGAGACGGTGTATTATAATTCGCTGGCAGAGATAGGTGATGAAGCAGGTTCATATTATTTAATGGCAACGGATGGGGAGATTAATAATAGTGAGGCTTTAAATATAGCAAGTAATTCTTATAAGACATTTCTCTATGTTCAACCTAATGATTTCCCTGCTCCCTGGGGAAATCACCCTAATTTTCAATGTCTATGTCCTCTCGAATTTATTAATAAACTTAACCAATTAGAAAATATTATATTATGGTCATTTGGGCGCTCTTCACAATATTATACAAAATGGAAAAAACCTCACTATATCCCTTTAGCTTTTGATCATTTAAGTTACAAACCACAACAGGATTCAAAGTATGAATGTGATGTGTGTTTTGTGGGGGGCTGGGCAAATAATGGGTTTGACGAGAAAAGAGGGATAATGCTTGATCATTTTAATGAGCTTAACAAGCTGGGTATTAAAATGGGTATTTATATAAATCAAAATATCTCTCTTCAGGATGAAGCGAATTTATTGTATAATAGTAAGATAGCTTTAAATATTCATGATCAGTATCAACGAGTGTATGGAAACGATTCTAATGAACGAACATTTAAATCTTTAGGATTAAATGGGTTCCTAGTTTGTGATAAGGTGACAGAAGTGAATAGACTTTTCCCTGATGTTCCTACAGGAGAGTCTCCTGCTGAATTTGTAGAGCTAGTTCGAAAATATTTGAGTACTCCTTTGGACGATATCAAAGAAAGAAATAAGCAAAAAATATTAAATAAACACACATATGT